TTCATGACCAGGGCGAAGAGTCTATTGACTCTGATCAACTGCCTTGGGCACAGATAATGTATCCTGTCACAGGTGGTGGTGGTCAAACCTCTGCGTCTCACACCTCAAACCTTAGACAAGGTATGATGGTGTTTGGATTCTTCCTTGACGGACAGGATCAGCAGATTCCAGTTATTATGGGAGTGCTTGGACATAATGTTCAGGTCCCATTGTCTGCGAAGATTGGTGATAATAGAGTCAATAATAATACCCCTGGTCCTCTTGCGACTAGTGGATATGCAGAGGGTAGAAATCCACCCCCTAACACTCCAGCTGAGGGTGGTCCAAATCCAGTTGTTCCTGATGACGATCTTAAGGTCACTAAACCTAAATCAGAGGCACAACAGCAGGAAGAAGCAGAGCCATCTCCTGGTGCTCAACTCAATCAATATGGATTAGATCCAAGTAAACCATTAACAGATCAACAATTCGCTGATATGCGAAGTGCTATTGCTGAGGCAGAAGCACTTGGGTATGAAAAGGGTAGTCCAGAGTATGAGGACCTTAAACAGAGGAGAGTTGCTGAGGGTATCCGCAACCGAAAGAAAGCAGCAAACTCCCCTGCAGCACCAGTTCAACCTGGACCAACACTTGAGGGTGTTGATGACGTAACTGTCATCTCTGCTGCTGACACAAAGAGAAATGATCATTACCGTCAGAAGAAGGTGATGTTGAGTGTATGTAGTTTCCCTCAATCAAACTCCAAGGGACTGCAGACGGTGCTTGACAATCTTGTTAAGAAGATAGAAAAGTATGTCAATACATTCCAAAGTTATATTGATAAGGTGTCAAGCACGATTGAAGACATCCAGCAAATTTTAAGAAATGCTGCATGTGAGATTGCAAAGTACATTAAACCCATGCTTGATAAAGTCATGGAGTTTGTGATGAAGAAACTGAATGAAGCACTTACAACTGTGGTTGCTGCTTTACCATCTAGTATGCGATCTCTGTTTATAGACATGAAGAAGGAGATCACGGAGTTGATTCTTTGTCTGTATAATAAAATTACTCAGGGATTATGTGATTTGATTCAGGCAATTCTTGACAAAGCACTTGATCTTGCTGGACTTGAGAATAAGGCAAAGGCAGCTGCTGCTAACTCAAATGGTGATGATGATGCATACAGGAGATTAGCACCTAAAGTCCCGCCATGTTATGCAGAAGATATTACAGCACAAGTTTTTGCTGTTTCTGGACCTGCAATCGATGAAGCAAATGAATCACTAATTCAAAATCTTGATAATTTTTTAGAGGACATCCAGAATCAACTTTCTGGAGTAAGTGGAGCACTTGATGGAATTATGAATAAGATTCCAGATATCTCTGGTAGTCTTACTGCAGCACTTGGATTTGAGAATATCAAAATCAATTTGTTTGGTTGCGAATTAGAACCTAATTGTCCCGTTGATGATTACTATACCATTCAAGGTGGTGGTGCAGGTCAACCAGACGCCAAACTGCCTAGTGATACATCAGTTGAGAAGGCAGCAGCAGCACAGGATCCTAGGGAGGTTGCGGCACCTAAAGAAAATATTGGATACATTCAACCAACTAGTGGTCAGCAAGATACTAAACCAAGTGGATCTGATTTTTCTAGTGTAAGTGTGGATCTTGATCCTGGAGCTCCAGACGAAGATGTCTCTGGAGCGTTAGATATAGCGTGATAAATACAAAATATGAAGACAAGATATAATCAATAATGTCGTTTAATCTCTTCGGACCTGCTACTGTTAATGACATTAGAGTCGGATATATTTCGACTACAAGAGGGTACGTTGATGGTGTTAGTAGATATGAGGCAAATGTATATGCTCAGTTAAATCCTGGCACTCAATTTATTTTTAAAAATAGAGATCTGATTAGATACCTCAATATTAATGAGGTAAATGCACTAACCCCTGATGATCTTTTACCAAATAGAATCCCCACGAACGGGTGTGATGATGAAAGTAAGAATACATTTGGATTAGATATTTACAATCCAGATGGTTCTATTAATACAGATGCTATTTCGATTGTCAATCCCGGTGGCGGGTCAGGGACTGGAGGACCTGGAGGCGGGTCAGGAACTGGTGTAAACGTAGGTCCTCCTAGAGTTTACATAAATGGTGGGGGTGGTGTAGGAGCAAATGCGAATGCTGTCATTGGAAACGATGGATCACTTCTCGCTGTTGACGTTATCGATGGTGGATATGGATATAGATTCCCACCTCAGGTTGATATCGTTGACCTTGAAGGATTAGGTTCCGGTGCGGTTGCCATTGCAAGTCTTTGTCCTCCTAGTAAGGTTGGGACACTTCAAACTTTTGAAAATGAAGAGGATTTTGAAGAGTATGATCTTAAGACCGGTGCTCCTCCTGTAGTTGATTTTGGTAGAAGATTTGGCGCTAATGGTGAAGATTTAGGCGAGTGGGATCCCACTTTATATGCATCTCTTAAAGTTGATCCAATTAGAAGAGAAATAATTGCTTATCAAGAGTTTTTAAGTAGTATTGGTGATGGATGGTGGAATACAAGAAAAGCAAGACCCATTGAAATTATTGGTCAAGATAAGAAAGGGAACGTAAAGTATGATGTCCAGCACTGGGCATGGGGTGGTTCGAGAGAAGTTAAAAATATTCCAAGTAAAAAAGAAAACTTTAGAGAAGTAGAGTTTAAAGTATACACTCAGGGTGGTAATCAGAAAGACAGAAAGTTAATGTTTACTTTCGTCGAGAAAAATGGTGACCATAGATTTAAAATCAAAGCAGAAAGTTTTCAAGATGCTAAAGTCAGTAAAGTTAAAATAAAGGTCAAACCAAATTCAGTTTACACTGTAAATGCATCTGGAAGATTTAAGGGAAAGGGTGTAGAGCAAGGTCTTATTGAAACTTTTGGTAGAAAACCAAAAGAACGTAATAGAAGATTTACTGATGGTAATAAAATCTTTGCAGATTTTGTAAAGAGCAATAATGATAATGATGATTTGCAGATTGAGGCAACTGTAGGTAAGTTCAAAACAGATAACAGAAGGAGACTTGATGGACATAGCACTTATGACCTAACTTATCAAGTTGAAGATTCGGGTCAATTTAGAGCAGAGAATAATACTAAAGTCATTAAAAAAATTGATGATAGTTTTATGAATTCATATGCTATCTCTCCAGTGCCACCTTCAAACGTGCCTGGTAGTGATTTTGCAGGAATTCAATATTCATTTGTATACGAAGAATTATTTCCCTATGATGGTGAGTATATCTTCAAAGCGATGGCAGACAACATCGGTGAAGTATACATTGATAATGAATCAATATTTCAGTTTAGAAGATTCAAAGGAGCACCAGATGTAGTCAAGAAAAATATCAAGGCAGGTGTTCACAAGGTGAGATGTGATGTATTTAATGTTCCACAATATGAAAAAATAAAGACAACAGGACCACAACTAACAGGTAAAGTTCCTGTCAAATTTGATGTTTATGGTCAA